TGACAAGTATGTCGATGGCGAAGCAGATGTTGTAGACTTAGAAAAAATTATTAATGAATTTGCATTATTAAGAAACCAATGGTTAGGCATCACCAAAGGACTCGATCAGAAACAATGGCAAATAACGAACATTGTTAAGTTACGTGTAGCAGGTATGGAAGATGCCAATATCAAATAGAATTATCCTTACAGATGTTGACGGTGTCCTATTAGAGTGGGAGTACCATTTTACCCAATGGATGCTACAAAGATCTTATTTTGAAAACGAAGTTGGAGAAGGATATGTTGGTAAAAAAATTTATCCTTACACACTATTAGATAACAAGCAAAACACATACGAAATGGCAGAACGTTTTGGACTTTCAAAAACTGAAATCAGAAAAGAAATTAGGGAGTTCAATAAGAGTGCGTGGATGGGTACACAACAACCTATGGCAGATTCTCAAACTTGGGTAAAATTACTTGCCGCTGAAGGGTGGACATTTGTACCAATTACATCACAAACATCAGACATACCAGCACAACTATTGCGTAAGAAAAGATTAGGTGAATTGTTTGGCGATCACATATTCAAAAATTACCATATACTAGACACCGGTGCAGATAAAGATTCGGCATTAGCGGAGTTTCACAATACCGGACTGTATTGGGTGGAAGACAAGCCAAAGAACGCACTAGCAGGGCTCAATTACGGTTTAAACCCCATATTAATTGACCATCCATATAACCGAGACTTTGATCATCCTGATATTACCAGAGTAAATAATTGGAAGGAGATACACGAAATTTTATCAGGAAGAAAATGAAGATATACGTAGGACACGATAGCAGAGAAGACATAGCATATCAAGTTTGTGAACACAGCATAAAAAGAAGAGATCCGTCCGCAGAAGTTATTCCCCTTAAACAAAAACAAATGAGAGACCAAGGGTTATACACTAGACCTGTGGATAAACTTGCATCAACAGAATTTACATTCACAAGATTTTTTGTACCTTATCTAAATGATTTTAAAGGCTGGGCAGTGTTCTGTGATTGTGATTTCCTTTGGAAGATACCAAGTCACGAACTTGTAAAACACTGCGACAATAGTAAAGCAGTTGTTGTAGTACAACACGACTATACACCCAAGGAAACAACAAAGATGGACGGGCAAGTACAAACAGTATATCCAAGAAAGAATTGGTCAAGCATGGTACTTTGGAACTGCGAACATCCTAAGAACAAAATACTAACACCAGAATTGTTAAACGAAGAGTCACCAAAATTCCTACACAGATTCAGTTGGTTAGAGGACAACGAGATTGGAGAACTGCCACTTGAATATAATTGGTTAGTTGGTTGGTACAAAGAACCAAATGATGGCACTCCTAAAATATTGCACTATACAGAAGGTGGACCGTGGTTTGATGGATACCGTGATTGTGAATACGGTGATGATTGGAAAAAAGAATTAATAAATCTTTTTAGTTCATAATGAATACCTATTCTGTACTACAAAATTTTAAAAAAGAAAAACACTTTTTTAACGAACCTTATCCTCATATTGTAATTGAAAATTGTTTACCACTTAAAACTTTTGAGATGTTATATGAAAACTTTCCTGTGCAAACAGTAAAAGATAATTTTAAACTTGTCGACGGTCACACATATAGAGGACTTGCAAATGATTTTATTGGATCTAAAAGAGTTGAAGCAAAACAATGTTGGATAGACTTTTTTCAATATCATACTTCACAAGAATTTTATAACGAAGTGTTAACTATTTTTAACGAAACTCGTTGGATTAAAGATGAAAAAGTTAAAGTTAGACACACAGAAGGTGATGCAAAAATAGTAACAGACACACAATTTGTAATACATCAACCCACAACTGGCACAACAAGAAGCACACATATTGACAATCCGTTAGAAATATATGCTGGTTTACTGTATATGAGACAACGAGGAGATAATGCTAACGGTGGAGATTTTGTTATATACGATGCTCCTGAAATTGATAAAGTTGTTGCAAAAACAGGAAGAGAGATTCCAAAAGATATAGAAAAGAAAGAACACAAGAAAATAACTTATAAAGAAAATACTTTTGTGATGTTTTTAAATACTAACAAATCAGTACACGGTGTGACGCCAAGAGAAAACGCACTTCACGATAGACTCAGTATTAACATAATAGCAGAAGCAGAAAAAAAATTAGGACCTTTATTTAAATTAAACGAGATTGTTCAATAATTTCCAGGCTGTTCCATTAGCCATTTCTTCCATAGAATAATTATTATAAGCAAGTGAACTAAACAATCCAACCCTATCTCCATACACAGGAGTTTCAATTTTAGTAAAATCAGTCTCGGCTATTGGTGTTGCAGAACAAGTGCTAGAATTACAAAATACTGGTACACCGTTTGCAAAACTTTCAACTAGTGTATTACTATTAAATGTAACCATTGCATAATATTCGTTCCAATTAATTTTACCTAATTTTTTATCAGTTGGTATGTCAATTTTTATAGTTGCACCTACGTGATCTTTTGCTATTCCTGGATTGTATGGCTTATTTCTAACAACTATTTCTCTATCTGTATTTTCTTTTAAAACTTTCAGTGTATTATCTAACCACTCGGTTGCATTGAAAAAGTTTGCAATAGCATTTGTAGGAGGTAACACAAGAATTTTCGAACCAGATTTATTCCACGGCTTAATGTCTTGTTTAAAATGTTTTTCATATCTATCTGTTGGCTTATTGTACATTTTAGTTTGACAATGTGCATTTTTTGTTATCCTTAACCAATGCGGATAGTCGTGAGCATTAGTAAAGTATCCATGATCCATAAAATAGAAATCTTTATTTTCTTTAGTGCACCAATTATATACTTCTCCAGAACCTGCTAATATACCATACATTACTAAAGTTTCGCTAGGTAAATTTTTTAAATCTCTCCAATGATATATTTTAAATGTGCCAGGAGTTCCTTGTACAAAAGCATCAACATATCTTTGAGTTCTTGGTTTGGTAGTATGAACCCCTGCTATGTTCATTTTTTAAAATCCTTAATGAACTTTTTAAGTGCATCAACATCTGCATTAAGATGTCTTTCTCGTATTTTGCTCCATACGTAGTCATCTCTAAAGTTAATATCTAAATGTTTCCTAACTTGTTTTCCTGTGTCATCAAATACTTTCTTTGCCTTAATTGTAACGTCTGGAAAATATAAACATCTGTTTAGTTTCCTGGAAACTTTTTGTGTATACGTATCTACGTACCAATGCCAGAAGAAAGGTGGTACAAAATAACCTAACGTATTAATCCAATTTTTGTGTACTAAAAAGTGTGGAGATGAAAAAGGAACGTCTCCTATCAGTGTTGGCTCTTTTGCATTTAATAAATTTTTAGGTTTATTTTTGTCTTTGCCATCATAAGGGATAGCCATTAAAATTTTATCCGGATAGTTAGTAAATCCATCAACCATTTTTGTATCCCAATTCTGTGTTTTAAATTGTATATCATCACCCGCTAAAAAAACGTAATCGTATCTGGCTTTTTCTGCCATTAGATTCCAACTGTAACAAGTAGATCTATTTGGACCAACTGTATAATGTTTCTTGTCTATGATATCTTTGTATTCTTCCAATGCTGGATCATCATTATTTAGATAAATTAAAAACTCTATATCATCTGCGGCTGTATCATATGCAGTATCAATCATTCTTTTTGCTAGTTGAGGTCTACCTCTTGATGGACAACTTATTGAAATCATATTAATTTATTTTTCCAAGTTTCGGGGGTTTTATCGTTTATTATTTCTAATGGTAGATGATACTGAAACTTTTTCGTACCTCTGTTTCTAATATATTCTGCCGTCTTTTGTACAGATTGTCTTACGTTTGTGGATGTTTTATATCCTAATAACTTTCTTGCTTTGTCCGATGAACAGACAGCAATCTTAACTTCTTGTGGTCTATCTTTATGATATAAACAATCTAAATTTAATCCTGTTTCATTGGCACACATATCGGCTAAATCGTTAATTGTGCAAGACTCTTCGTCTGGACCAATGTTAACTACTTCACCAACTACATCTTCCTGGAACGCAAGTGCATTCAAACAATACAAACAATCATCTATGTAACTGAAACATCTTCTCTGTTCACCATCTCCATATATAATAGGTTGTTTTCCTTGTAGCATTCTGTTCAACATAATTGACATAACGTTTCTAAATGGATCATCATACTTCTGCCTTGGTCCAACGATGTTGTGTGGAACAGCAATTACGTACTCAACTCCGTGCGTTTCGCATAAGTTTTTTAACACATCTTCGCCAGCCTTCTTTGCAATACCATATGGATCTTGAGGACGACATTCGTAATCTTCTTTGTATGGCATTTCATCATGATGACCATATCTTGCCATGCTTGAGCAATATACAATACGTTTAACTTTATTTCTTATTGCCGCTGTAATAGTTGTGACCGATGCTTCAAAAATATTCCTTGTTACAAGCACAGGAGAGAATACAGATAGTCCTTCGTATGCCGTTGCGGCAGTGTGGTATACAATATCACACCCTTCCATCGCTTTGGTTAAGTTTTCTAAATCGCAACAATCTACTTGATGAAACTCTACACCCTGTGGTACGTTATCGGCATATCCGCCAATCATATTATCATTACCGGCAACAGTATGTCCATTTGCTAACATTAGGTCTGCTAGATGTGAACCTAAAAATCCCGCAACACCTGTAATAAAAATTTTCATTAAAACTATTTAATATGTGTTATTGTGGTGGTAAAATTATCTACAAAAGATTTTGTCAGGCCATATATTCATCATTTCATAAAAGCCTAGTTCTTTTAAGTAGTCTTCAATTTTGCCGTTGCTTGAACCATATTTTTTAGAATTATTGTTAAGTTCTATCATAATATATTGCACTGTTTCTAAAGTTTTTTTAGCACCTTCAAGCACTTTCATTTCATACCCTTCGACATCTAACTTGATCAATTCAACATTTTTATATTCAAACGAATCTATTGTTTTCATTGGAACGTTACCTGCTTTATCGTCAATTCTTACTGCTTGAGTAAAATCGTCTGACGTTAAACTTACTTCGCCTTCTCTATCACCTAATGCAAATCTATTACAACTGATATTGTCATATCCACCTAGATTTTTTTCTAAACATTCAAAATTTAATTTATTTGGTTCAAATGCGTATAGTCTTCCAGCAAATCCTTTCATTTCATATGCCCAAGTTCCTGCCCAAGCACCCACATCAATAACAGTTTCAAAACTTTTGTGTTGTGTTCTACACCATTCTTTGAACTGCAATAAACATTTATTTTGTGTAAAAGGTTTTCCTTCTTTCCAATCATTTAAGTGAATATCGTTTTCAGGAATCCAGAACTCGTTTATTTTTATAGCACCCATTAATAATATCTTTCTATCATTTTTACAGCAAGGCCATTTTCTATTTCTTCTGGAGTGAACTGCTGATAGGCCAAAGAACACAACCACTGATAAGGATCAATATACTTTGGGTTTTCAATCTTACTTAACTCTATTTCTCCAATTGGTTTGGCAAAACTTTTTTCGTGACAGAATACTGGCACGCCATTACAAATTGATTCTACAGCACTGATAGAACAAGAAGTGACACAAGCAAAAGCATCTTTTAAATCTTCTTCTATAGGAATTTTTGCTTCACTTGGACCAGACGTTCCTCTGCCACGTGGTTTTTGTCTAACTTTAATTGGTCTATCTGTATATTTTTTTAGTGTGCTTAAAGTGTCTTCTAACCAACCGGGTTGTTTAAGATATAAATTAATACCCGGCGAACTTGGACAAACTAAAATATGTTTTCCTTCTCTATTTGGGGACTTAACTTTCATTTTAAAAGAATCAAATCTAGTAGAATCACAGTCATTAATAAGTTTAGCATGAATATTATTCTTACATATTCTCCAATAGTGATTATCTTTTTTTAAATTATTGTTATCAAATCTTCCAAAATATGGTGTATCAGTGAACCAATAATCTTGTTTATTTGCTTCTAACTTATGAATCATACTTAAATTATTGTTAACAAATCCCCAAAACATAGCATTTTCTACGGCTGTTGTTGCTTTAGAATTATCTAAACAGTTGGTTTGTTTAGGCCATGATTTTAAAACACCTGAAAAAACTTCCCAGGCTTTACTATTTAGATTGTTTGTTGGTGCATAAATTGTTAGCATAGTATTATTTTATTTAAATAATTGACAGTATGCAAGTTAAAAATATCACAAACCTGAAGTATTTTTCTGAAAAATTTGAAATGGTCGATACACCGACGTCATACCTTACATATCAAACGAACCCAACATACCTAGGTGAATTCTATGATTGTATGGTAAACACTATGCCATTTTTGATTACCGAAACCGGGGGACTTATATCTGAACACGTGTGGCCTTTAACTTGGAAACAGAAGAAAAAACTAGGTCCTAAAATGGGTGTGTTTTCAACTTGGGCAGAAAATATGCATATCAACATTCCGCCTGTATCAGAAAGTTATAACGAAGAAGGAAAATATGTTTGGCTTCCGATAGATGTATCGTCTGGTAACAATCCATGGCATATATGGATGGATGTAATTGCTAAAATGAGATTATTAGAAAAACGTTTAGGATTAAATTACAAAGACTTTGTTTATGTAATGCCCCACAAAAGCCAATACTTTGAAAAAGTAATTAAAGAGATTATGCCAGATCTTAAAGTAATTACGATGCCAAAAAATAGCACTTGGAAATTTAAACATTTATACGTACCTACAATGTGTAATCATGATGACGGTGTTATTGTACCACAATCAATATCCTGGATACGCTCAAGATTTTTAAATAAGTCTGTAAAGACTCCTCATAGAAAACTTTTTATTGACAGAGGAGTAGGTTCTAGAAAATTATCAAACAAAGAAGAAATATTTGCAATACTTAAAGGATGGGAAGTATTAAGGTTAGAAGAGATGTCAATTATAGATCAACTCACTGCATTTGCTGAAGCAACACACATAACAGGAACTCATGGTGCAGGACTGGTTAACTTATTATGGTGTCTGCCCGGAACTAAAGTAATTGAAATAGTACACAAATATACTGCAAAAAAAGTTTATCCTAACTTATCGTTTTTATGTGGATTGGATCATAAAGTTTTAATGGGAGAGTGTGTTGCAATACCTAAAACTACACACGAAAAAACTTTTAAAAGATTAAATGATTATAATGATATTAAATTAGATTCAAGTATTTTGTTACGGAACCTTGAATAAACTTTTCCAGATCTTATTTCATCAATTGACCACAACATATAACCTAAATCATTAAGCCATTGTGTTCGGTCAGGATACTTTGGATTTTCGATATCTTCTAAATTAGTATTTGCTACTGGCCAACAAATTGCAAGATCTGAGGTAACAAAGGTAGGGACTCCACGAATGCAAGAGTCGACACTGGCAGTAGAATTGTGAGTAATAACAGCATGACAATTATTTAATGCCTGTTGAAAATTAAATCTGTAGTACTTTTTCTCATCACCTTGAAAATGTTTTTGTCCAATTATTACGTCACAGTCAGGTGGAAACTCACCTTTTCTTTGTTCCATTGCCGACACGTGATTAGGATGAGGCCTTACTAAAAATTTTCTTTTTGTTAATGGTCTCAATTTTTTATATACATCATTAAACCATTCTATTGGATCTAGTTCGTTCATAGACCAATTGTCTTTTGGTTGTAATACAAATAATATTGGAGCATCAGGATTAGGTTTTTGCCATTCATAATTTCCAATATTAAACAATCCTTGCATTTCTTTCCATCTGTCGTCTGGTGAATTATCTGCTAAAAAGTTTCCATTACGCATTGGTGTCCACAATGCTACTCTGTATCTGTGATTTGGAACTCCTGCTGTGTTTCCAAAACTTGAACAAAGTCCTCCATCAAATGTTATAACAACACTTCCGTTTTTCTTTGCGTTTTGTACTAGTGTGTATCTTCTGCCTTTGGTATGATGTAATTGTTTATCGCCACCGTATCCAAACATAACCCCAATTGGTGCTGTGATTTCCATTTCGTTATCCACAGTCAACCCTGTTAAATTTTCATTAACAATTTCAACTTCGTCGCCAACTGCTCTTATGCCTTCTGCAAAATCGTATAACAACTTATAAGAATCGCCTTTTTTACGATCTTTCACTGTTCTTCTAAATATTTGGACCTTGATCTTTTTCATTAAATATGTATATAATTATCAAAGGATAAAGTCTATGAGATCATTAGCGGTTATAACAACTTTCCCACCAAATCGTTGGGAGGCATACGGAAAAAGAATGATAGAAAGTTTTATAGAAAACTGGCCCAATGATGTAAAACTTTATGTGTACTACGAAAAAGAATTACCACCAATCAAACACGAAAAAATAGAATACATTGATTTAGAAAAAGTAAATCCAGACCTAGTTGCGTTTAAAGAAAGACACAAAAACGATCCAGTCGCTAACGGAGAGTTAGATGAAATCGAAGGCGGTGTGAGAAGGAGACCAGAAGCCGGTCACAATGACAAAGGTAAAGGATCTTTTCTATGGGACGCAGTTAGATTTGCTCATAAAACTTTTTGTGTTGCACACGCAGTAAAAAATTTAAAGACCGATGTTGTATTATGGCTAGATGCTGACACATACACTTTTAGACCAATTCCAAAAGAATTCATACTTGATTTAATACCAATGGATAAACTTGTAAATTATTTAGGCAGAGGAGAAAAATATCCTGAATGTGGTTTTGTAAGTTATAATTTACATCATGCAATGATGGATAGATTTATAGATACGTGGGTAGACTTATATAAAAGCGATGAGATTTTTAAACATTTAGAATGGCACGATTCTTATATTTTTTGGCAAGTATTAAAACAAGTTTCACCCACTAGTGGTTATGACATTGGTAAAGGTGCAGGTGCAAAAGGACATCATATTTTTATTAACAGTGTTTTAGGATCTTATATTGATCATATGAAAGGTAAAAGAAAAATTAAAGGAAAAAGTTCTGCTAGTGATTTACGAACAGACAGAACAGAAGACTACTGGAAATCAGTTGAAAATTATGATCCGTTTGCTAAAGGAGGGTTCAATCCAAAACAAGCAAACGATATAGTATCTAAAGTAGACAAAAAAGGAAATTAATGATATACCCATTAGCATATTCAACTTGGGGTAAAGAAGAAGTTGATGCAATACAAAAAGTTATTGATACAGATATGTATACCATGGGTAGCCATGTAAAACAATTTGAACAAGAGTTTGCTGAACTCTTTAATTCACCAAATGCAGTAATGGTCAACTCTGGATCTAGTGCTAATCTTTTAATGTTAAGTTTATTGAAGTGGAAATACAAACTAACAGGAGATATTATTGTTCCGGTAGTAGGATGGGCAACAACTTATTTTCCTATTGTACAAAATGGATTCAAAATTAATTTTGTAGACGTCGATCCAAATACTTGGAACATTGACGTAACAAAAATTGAACAAGCAATTACGCCTAACACTGTTGCAATTATGCCTGTAAACTTACTAGGCAATAGTTGTGATTATAAAGCAATAAAAGAAATATGTTTCAAACACAAATTGCTTTTAATTGAAGATAACTGTGAATCAATGGGAGCAAAATTTGACGATCAATACACAGGCACATTTGGTTTAGCAGGATCATTTAGTTTCTTTTTCAGTCATCATATACAGACAATGGAAGGTGGTATGGTGCTTTGCAAACACAAAGACGATGCAGATTATTTGAGAAGTATGAGAGCCCACGGTTGGGTAAGAGACTTACCTGATAATTCATCACTGTATAAAAAGACAGGAAACGCATTTAATGATAATTTTATATTTGCAACTCCAGGTTATAATTTAAGACCGTTAGAAATGAGCGGTGCTATAGGATCGGTACAACTAAAAAAATGGAACGATATAATGAAAGTTAGATTAGAAAATACTAAACATTTTTTAAATCTGTTTGCAAATAAATCTTGGTGTAGAATACAAAACGAAACAGGAGAAAGCAGTTGGTTTACATTTGGTATTGTGTTGGATGGAGAACTTAAAGGTCGTAGAGAAGAAATAATTAATGCACTAACAAATGCTGGAATACAAAATAGACCACTTGCATCTAGAAACTTTTTAAAGCAACCTGTAATGCCTAATCTAGATCATATTGTTTCAGGAACAATGGACGCCGCAAACGACATACACGATAACGGATTTTTTGTTGGCAATGGTAGTATTGATATCAAAGAAGGTATTAATAAAATGTATGAAATAATATCAGGGTTTACAAAGTGAAATCATTAACTATTGCAACAACTTGGGGAACGAAATATTGGCCCAATCCAGTAAAGCCTTGTATAGAAAGCACTATTAAAAATTGGCCAGACCACGCAAAGATTTTATTTTATCCAGACGATATGTCGCAAAAAATAGATTTGCCACGTACAGAATATATTGATTTGTGTAAAGCACAACCAAAATTACAAGAGTTTATTGATAGACACAAAAACAATCCAGAACTTAATCCTCGAATAAAACAAAACGCAGAAGAACAAAAAGGATTTGATAAAGACACATCTATATATGTGTACGATGCTGTTAGATTTAGTTACAAAGTTTTTGCCTGTATTGATGCTTGGCAAAGAACTAAACCTGATATGTTATGGTTTTTAGATGCTGATTTATTAACGTTTGAAAAAATTCCTATGACATGGTTAGAACATATTATTCCCGATACTGCTTTTACATCGTATTTGGGTAGACCTAAAAAAGGATTTTCAGAAACTGGATATTATGCTTTTAATACAGCACACAAATACGCAGAAGAGTTTTTTAAAAGATGGGAACAGTATTATACAGAGGATCTATTTTTTAATATACAAAAAGGATTTTTAAATCATTTTCCTATTGCAGGTTATACAGATTCATTTACGTTTGATGCTGTAAGAATTGAAATGGAACAAGCAGGTAAAATTAAAAATGAAGATTTGAATGACGGGAGATTTGCAGGTAAAAGGAGAGCAAAACATCCTTTTATAAATTCCGAACTTGGACAATACATGGATCATATGAAAGGCTTCTCACGTAAATCAAGAATGAGTTCTAAAAGAAGTGATTTAACAACAAAACAAAAGCACTCATATTGGAAAACTATAAAGGATTAGGTTTGTAAATATCGATATGAAAGCACTTATTACAGGTTGTCAGGGATTTATTGGTAAAAATTTAGCACAACATTTAAAGAAACAAGGACACTATGTCGTAGGAATAGACAAGAAACTAAAAGTTGGTGATCCTGTATTTGTTGACGAGTTTATAGGTCACGATATGGAATCTAGAATAACAATAGATAACGATTTTGAAAGAGTGTACCATCTTTCTGCAGATGTACCTAACTCAAAACAAGTAGGATCTGCACAGTTAACGACAGGAAGAAGTAATCCAATTCAAACAATCCAAGCAATGGATTTTGCGGCACAAAATAATTCTCATTTTATATATGCCGTGTCGGCAATGATTTATAACACAGATTATCAAGGACATAACGGTCCAGACCTAAACGAAGACGAACACATATGGCCGGCTCAACCGGCAGGAAACATTTACGGTATGGAGAAACTTTACAATATGCAACTTGCTCAAGAGTACGCAAAAAGTTATCATATGAGAATTTCTCTACCAATATTCCATGCTATGTATGGACCACACTGTGATATTTTTTATAACTCTAAAGTAGTCGCGGCAACTTGTTTAAAAATTTTACAAGCGGACGATCCTGGAGAAATTGAAATATGGGGAGATGGAACACAGATAAGATCGTTTTGTTATGTAGACGATTTAATGATCGGTCTTGATAAACTTATTGAGAATGATATTGAAATTCCAATCAATATGGGTTCCGATGAAGCAATTACAATGACACAACTTGCAGATATGTTGATCGATATATCAGGCAAAAAAATTAAGAAAAAATATCTACCGGCAGGACCGGCTGGATGTATGAGAAGAAATTCAGACAATACAAAAATAATGAAACTCACTGGCTGGAAACCAAACTATCCACTAGAGCAAGGTTTAAAAAATACATTTGAATATGTAAAAAGTCAGGTCAAATGAGAATAGCACTGTATCCGGAATATTCTAGTTTAAATGGTAGACCGGTATTTGCCGCATTGATTGAACACTTAAAATCCAAAGGTGAAAAAGTTTTTATCAACGAAGATAGAAATTGTGATGTAGCCGTTATTTGGTCAGTGCTTTGGCAAGGCAGGATGGAAGCAAACAAGAAGGTATGGGAACAATTTAGAAGCACAGGTAGACCTGTAGTGGTACTAGAAGTAGGTGGCCTAAGAAGAAATTCATCATTCAAGATGGGTATCAACGGAATAAACAGAGAGGCAGATTTTGCCAATGATACGTTTGATGATAAGAGGTGGCCGTTGTTTAATCATCAATTATTACCTTGGAAACAATCAGGTAATGTAATTGTAATATGCGGACAACATCACAATAGTCACCAGTGGAGAGAAAATCCTGGTATGAAATCATATTTCAAAAATTGCATTGAAGAAATTCGTAGATATACAGATAAGCCAATTGTTGTAAGACCACATCCTAGAAATATTGTTCATAATTTTCCTGAAGAAAAATATAAACACGTAAGAGTAAATTTGCCAAAAAGAGATTGGGGTACTTACGATGATACTGATTTTAAAAAAATACTTAAATCTACTTGGGCTGTGGTAAATCATAGTTCTAATCCTGCCATGGAGGCAGTAATACATGGTATACCTGTATTTGTGTCTGAAAAAAGTTTATGTCACGATGTTGGCAATACTGATTTATCAGATATAATGCACCCGGCAATGCCGGCTAGACAAAATTGGGCAAATCGTTTAGCATACACTGAATGGTTTACAGAAGAATTTAGAGAAGGTAAACCTTGGGCAAGAATAAGAAAAAGACTAGAGGAGAAATACATAAAAAAATAATGCAAAAGATTAATATAGGAAGACCAGACCCAGATCAGCCAATTGAGTGGACACCATATCAAGGCGAAGAAGTTATCATGAAAATGGTGATTAGAAAAGGACAAAAAATAGAGGAAAGAGAATTTTGTCCCGATAGAGTAAATGCAGTGCCTAAAGGAAATGCATACATCATTGGAAATGGTCCATCGAGAAAAGATAAATTAAATTTAGATACACTTAAGAATACAGGACAGACATACGGTTGTAATGCCTTGTATAGAGATTTTATTCCTGACTATTTGTTTATGGTTGATAGATTTATATCTCAAAAAATTGTAGATGATAAAGTGTTTGAGAAATGTATTTGTTATGCTCCTGCTTTAGAGTTCAATAGATCTAAAAGAAGACTACATTTAATACCTCACAATCCACATTGGATTTCGGGCTCTGCCGCTTTTTGGACTGCTTGTATGCACGGACACAAAAATATATATTTGGTTGGTTTTGATTTTAGAGAATACGGTAAAGATCAATTAAACAACATATACCAGGACACTGACAATTACGGCCCTAGACACGGTGATACTATATTCGAACCATGGTTACAACAATACAGAAGTATTTGTAAACGAAGACCGTATTGTAAATTTACAGTTGTACATGACAATCCACCTGATTACGTACAGGTAATTCCGTTTGAAAATCATAGTGTGATGTCTTATGCCGACTTTATCGGTAAAGTTTTAAGCCAGCAGACTTAAATTTGTTTCTAAAAGAATAAAAGTTAGCATTATGATTGCTATATGGATCTTTTAGTACAGTCATTTGATATAAATGTACCATTTCGTGTGCTAATGTTTCAATAAAATCTTGCCATTTTGGATACTTTGTTATTAGTTGTATCTTATATGAGCATGGTATATGGTAAGGAATGACTCTTTGATCAAACTTTCCTTTTGGTGTTTTTCTATTATCCCAATCAACTACACATCTTCCCCAATCATTATGAAGTCTTTTAATCTCTATCATTACAGGACCTAGTCTATTATTAAACAAAATTGTGTTTAATTTTCTGTACCAATGATTACAAACCATCGGTGTTGGCTTATAACCAGCCACATTTGATTTCAAATCCAGAGTTCTTTTGAACTGTTTTGTTAAGTGTTTTTTAGTACTTCTTATCTTTTTAATCATAGGTTGACAATTTTACCATGTATGTTACAATAATATACATATTTAACCAAAATTATGAATATGCAAAAACACACAGATTTGCCGATAACAATTAACGAAGCGATTAATATATTAGCATATAATGACTTTTTTTATCACACTGGACCAAAACTAAAAAACGACCTGGTCAGGCCGCATCCAAAAGATCAGGAAACTGTAACATCACTGGCAAATTCACATTATGCCTGGACTGAAAAACAAGCCAAATTGGCTGTCATAATTCTTAAAAGATATCTTACTAGATTCCAAAAACACGGTTTAGATATTAAGGAGTTATTAGAAAAGCCAAAATATGAGCATCCGTTTAGAGTGATTGATTGGGAAAAAAGTATTGAAAAATTTGTTGACGAGGAGAACGAATCTCAAATTGAAATAAAATTTCCATATAATAAAAAAATTATTAACTTAATTAGATGTCTTAAAAATAATAAAGGTATGCCGGAAAGGTATATGGTATACAATCCAGAAGATAAACACTGGACTTGTAAACAAACTGAAGTGACAACATATTATTTGACACTGATTGCTATCAGATACGATTTTAAATTCGTTGATAAAAGTTTATTTGAAGATTATTTAGAAGTTAAAAAAGAAAAATTGACGTATAAAAATCCTTCAGTATCCTTAGAAAATAATAAATTAAAATTTAAAAACGTATCAGAACCATTCGAAGAATATTGGAGAGAAAACATTAATAATAAATCGTTACTTCAACAAGTAGATTCTTTGAAAGAATTTTTATTCACTACTCATAATATAAAAGTAGAAGCAGAAACACCTGTTGCAAATAAAATTGCACATAGTTCGGAAAGAAAAATTTGGATTAATAAAGAAAAATATAACAGAGAGCAAGTAATACAAGGTATTAATGAATTAAATGCTTGGCCAATTATATTTCCTGTGTCTGGAGAAATAATTTCATCCACAGAAGACACACACGAACTATGGAATTGGGTACAAGCATTTAAAAAAATAGGTATTGATGAATGGGGAGAATTATCTTTTGGTTTTGATATTAAACAACCAATTAGAGTATCTAATATTGATGATATGGATCAATCTCATGATTTTTTAGTTCCACGAATTAGCGATGATGTGTTTGAAATAATGTTTGAACTACATCAGATGAGTAAACAATTTAAATATATAGATAAAAAAACTAAAGTTTTATTTGTTAAAAATAAACTACCAAGATCATATTTAAAATCAAATATCAAGGCTAAACTTGGCTTATGGACTATCGATGGAGTAAGAATGGGTGGCGAAACAATATACAGAACACTTGAGTATTTGCCAAGAACATTGAATTATAGTAGTAGTCCGAGAAGAAATACACTAGACTTTGAGACATTATTCTAGTAAAATATAACATATCATGAGTTCTTGTAAATTGGTAATAAAAGACGAAGTAAATGTGAAGTTTGAAAACTTAGATTTAAAATGGCGACAAAAGTTAGTTAATAAATTTAAGTATCAAATACCATATGCATATCATCTACCTGCGGTTAAATTAGGAAGATGGGACGGCAAAATTGCATTCTTTCAAATGGGAGGGTCAACATATCTCAATCTAGTAAATGAAATATTACCAATACTCGAAGCGGGTGGAGTATATGTTGAATTAGAGGATAGAAGAACTAAACATAATTTTGAATTTAATTCTATTGATAAAAATTATCTATCAAATCTTAATTGGCCTACTAATCATCCTATGGCAGGACAACCAATAGAATTAAGAGATTATCAAGTGGAAACAATAAACAAATTTATTGAAAACCCACAAAGCATACAAGAGATTGCCACAGGTGCAGGTAAGACCATCATAACTGCGGCACTGTGCCAATTGGTCGAACCATATGGACGCACACTGACTATTGTTCCAAATAAAAGTCTTGTTACACAAACAGAAGAAGACTTTCTTGCTTGTAATCTAGACACAGGTGTATATTACGGTGACCGAAAAGAAGTTGGAAGATATAATACAATAGCAACTTGGCAAAGTTTAAATGTATTAGAAAAGAGAGCAAAGAACGAACATAGCACAGAGTTCAAAGAATTTTGCGAAGGTATTAATACAATCATCATTGACGAAGTACATATGGCGAAGGCAGATGTTTTAAAAAGATTATTAACAGGTGCTTTTGCACATTGTGGTATACGTTGGGGACTTACAGGTACAGTACCAAAAGAAGAATATGAATTTATGGGAATCAAATGTTCACTTGGAGAAGTTACAAATAAAATACCTGCAAAGGATTTACAAGACAAAGGAGTACTTGCACAATGTAACGTAAATGTTTTACAGACACAGGATCATCCTATGTTTAAAAATTATCAAGAAGAATTGAAATGGCTAACTACGGACAGCAACAGAATGACTTGGATAGCACAAACAATAAAAGATATTTCAAGTTCAGGAAATACACTTATACTAGTTGATAGAATATCGGCTGGACAAATATTACAAAAAAAACTTAAAGACTCTGTGTTTATATCAGGGTCAACTAAAAATACAGAAAGGAAAGAGCATTACGATGAAGTGTCTACAGCACAAAGTAAAATTATTATTGCCACATATGGCGTTGCATCTGTTGGTATTAACATTCCTAGGATATTCAATCTTGTTCTTATTGAACCTGGTAAGTCCTTTGTTCGTGTGATACAAAGTATAGGAAGAGGCATACGTAAAGCAGAAGACAAAGATCACGTACAAATCTGGGATATTACAAGCAGTTGTAAGTTTGCAAAAAGACATCTAACACAAAGAAAAAAGTTTTACAAAGAGGCAAATTATCCGTATAATATAGAAAAAATAGATTATGAAAATCCTTACACTAGATAATATATCTTATAATATAGAAAAGATACCTGAATATGTTGACGATTCTTTAAGATTCTCTGTACTTGATAATTCAAATCCTGAGGATCCAGATCATTTTTTTATACCACTTATATTTTTAGAAAGTTTCAATGCTCCAGCGGCAGTATTGCAAATAGGCAAATACAAAATTAAGATGCCATTGGATTGGAAAATGGTTGTTGGTGAGGCAGAGCAAGGTGAACTTCACGTACTGCCTATAACGAGTTTAAATGACAGAGGCTTTGATGCATTCTTGTTCAATCCACTATCAAGCGGTAAACCCGAATTTAATAACGTTGATATTATAGATATCTATCAAGAAGTAAAATGGTACTTTCCAAAAATTAAATCTGGACAAATATTATGTGTACCTTTAGAAAATAAACCTAAACCACAGTGTGCATATTTTGTAAAAGATATTTCTAGGCAGTGTGAACTTATTGATTACAGTGCAGTATGGTAGGAACACGCAAAGGACAGTCTGTTACTATACCTGCTCCTTGCTGTATTATTCCTAATCATGCTGATAGAAAGGTTCCGGTTTGGCTTGATAGAGGACAATGGTATCAGGATTTATTAGAACATTTTCACAACCATAATTACGATGTCTATAAAACAATAATTAAAGAAGGAGAAATTACCATTCGCTTTAACAATAGAAATCATGCTATACTATTTTTACTAACTTATGAACAAAGAAACGAAACAGAAGAAGAAATTTTTTGAACTTAGGAACGGACTCAAAGCAGTCGATTTCCGAAACAAAGATTACTATGACAGAATAGATGACCATGAACGATCATTGTATTCTCCTTTTATGCTTATGAGATATGCTTCAAGTGTATCCTCAAAAGATCAATTTTTTGTTGAACACTACGTAGAGATGATTAATGAATGTGTGAATAAAAATCTTTTCACATTATCAAGTAAACATAAAAAATTATGTTGGATACTAACGTCAATGTGTGGTGCATTACAGCAACAATTCCATCCTTGGATCAAACCAATGAAAAGGGTACAAAATAAAACATTAAAACAGTTGCTCACAATATATCCAAATATGAAAGAATCGGATCTCGAAACACTCGATAAGATTATAACCGATAAAGAATTTGAAGAACTATTAGAAGAGCATGGAATCAACTAAATTTAAATGTCCTTACTGTGGTAAGGAATTCACAAGAGAAAGAACATTACAGGTTCATATGTGTGAACCTAAAAGAAGACATCTACAAAAAAATGAGAAATGGGTACAGAATGGCTTTATAGTATTTCAACGATTTTATGAAATACATCAAAAAAATCATAAAACTAAAACATATGATGAATTTTGTAAATCTGCTTTTTATAATGCATTTGTAAAGTTTGGCAGATTTATGATGCATATAAATCCAATATATCCTGAAAAATATATTGATTACGTTATACTATCAAAGATTAAATTAGATCACTGGGCCAGAGAAGATTTGTATGAGGCTTATCTTGTTGACACACTAAAAGTTGAACCTGTTGAATCTGCTATACAAAGATCAATTACAACAATGATGGATTGGGCAGACGAACAAAATGCACAATGGTCTGATTACTTTAGATTAGTAAACACAACGAGAGCAGTTCAACATATTCAGAACGGAAAAATGTCTCCGTGGCTTGTTCTTGGTTGTGTTGCAGGTCAAAAAATGTTACAATCGTTTAGTGACGAACAATTAGATATGGTTGAAAGATTTATTAAACCCGACTATTGGAAAATAAAATTTAAACAATATCCTGCTGATCATTTATTTGTACAGGAAACAGTTAAAGGAGCAAAAATTGAGTAGAGTAAAAGTTGAAATAGACGATGAATTAGATTTTGATCTTGAAGATGGAGATATGATACTACACATTAAACACAATGGCGACATTGGAAAAGTTTGTATGCCTGACATGAATCCAAAAGTAAAAAATAGTGTTGGCTATCACAAATTACTTCAAGTATTAGAAATTTTAAAACCTGGCACAAAAGAAGAATTTATTAAATGGAATGAAAAGAAATTGAAAGGTAGCATACACTAATGCCTGATGTAGATATAGATTTTTACGATAGAGATGGAGTATTATCATTGTTTAAACATACTCCGGCAACTATTGTAAAAGATGAAATGCACGAAAAACATAAAACTGGAATTTACTTCCATGACATTCCAGTTAATCCATCTACAAAACATTCAAGTTTAGATTATAAAAAAGCAGACGAACGAGGATATTTTAAAATTGATTTATTGAATGTTAACATCTACAAAGATATTAAATCAGAAAAAGAACTTGTTGAACTAATGATACAAGAACCAGATTGGGATATGTTGAAAGATCCCAAAATAGTAGAAAACCTTTTTCACCTAAATGGCCATTATAATATTGTATCAAAACTCGAACCTAAAAACATTGAACAACTTGCGGCTGTATTAGCAATCATACGTCCTGCCAAAAGACATTTGATGTATAAGGATTGGCTAGATATATTAAAAGAAGTATGGACAAGGCCGTCCGATGGATCATATTTTTTTAAGAAGTCACACGCAATAGCCTATGCTCACGCAATCGTTGTCCAGTTAAATTTGATAGCACGTGATAAATATAGTTTTGATGCAATATCAGAAAACTAGAAAGAAAAAATCCAAAACACGTACTAAAAGAAACTCCGCTTCAAAAAAAGATCCATATGGCTACCAGCCAGATAGTCCCTTAACACAACACTATCTTACAACAGGTGCTATACTTCCTGAAATAAAGAAGACTAGGTAGGTTTCCGCATTAATTGAATAGTACGTCTCTTTACCCGTTTCTTTGAAATATCTGAGAGTCGCACAGTTGGACCATGTGATATTTTAACATCTTTTCCATTTAGAGTCGTCAATGCATATTTGAATGCTTTGAAATCTTGTTTCAAGAAAATGTTTATTGGCAATTTTCTATTGGATTCCCACCACCAAACTTCACCCAAACGCAAAAACTCTTCCTTGTGATTAGCATCAGTAAGTCTGTTGTAGTCATATAGGCTGATTACATTGATATCTTGATTCTGTATAATACCAACATATTCAAACTCACCCTTTTGTACAAGCGATAAAAAGGGGAATTTTTTACCTAATTTTTCAAAAATGTCATTCATAGTCTATCAATAAATACTGTTAAATATGTATTATGCAAACAGTATCAAGGTATTTAATAACCAATTTGGTAAACGCCACTATAAGTGGTTATCACGGAAGGAACTCTAAGGTGTACGATCGCAGGCTAAGAATATTCAAAGGAGCATCTAATCCTATAACTTTTACGTTCAAAAACGAGGACCAAAAAGCTCAAACTATCACAAGCAAAACCTATGAGTTCAATTTAATTGATACAGAAAGTCATGAATCTGTTTTAACTAGAAATTTAACTGTACTAGATGATGGAAGTACTACATCAACTAAAGGACAAGCATCAGTTACTATCACTGAAGGTGATCTTCTAACGTTAGATGCAAAATTTTACAACTATGCAATTAGAGAAGTAAAAAGCGACAACTCACGTGAGGTAACATATACCGACACAGGATATAATGCTTCTGGTACTGTAGAAGTATCTGGTGAAGCATTTCCAAGTTTTGTGGCTAGTACTGATGTTACAGGATTATTAACAGCATCAGGAACAAGAAAAACATCAAGTTCTGTTTATGCATATCCAGGAAGAAATAGTAATTCTGCTTTGCATACTGTTGCAGTTTATGGTACAGGCTTTACTGGTAATTTTAAAATACAAGGCTCGTTGGTGACAACACCTACAACAGATGCTGATTGGAGTACTATATCAAATAACTCCATTACAGACCTATCCGGTATTACCTACTATAACTTTAACGGTGTCTACACTTACGTAAGATTCTCGTACGATAATGCATCTGGTAATTCTGGAACCGTTGACAAAATACTTTATAGACATTAAAATATAGTTTATGAACCTGATCCAGTCGACTATTCTGACATCCTTACCTGCGGGTAAAAAGAAAACTCCTTCGGGATGGATTGCCTTTAATGCCCCTTGTTGTATACACAACGGAGAAAATGCTGACAGAAGAAAACGAGGAGGCATAATGAACAGTCCAGATGGTACACTTTCTTTTCACTGTTTTAATTGTGGATTTAAAACTTCATATACACCGGGTAGAAAAATATCTTTAAAAACTAAAAAGTGGATGGCCTGGTTGGGCATAGACGATAACACTATTAAGAAAATGGTCATTGAGGCTATGCGTTTAGAGGAAGCAGATAAAACAGCAGGAGTTGAAAAGAAAAAATTTATTTCGTTTAATAAAAAATCTTTGCCAAAAAATTCACACAAACTTGACATTTGGCTAGAAAAATATCTTAAGAAAGATCTAACCGACAAACAACATAGATATATTGATTTATTGTTAAACTATCTTAAGGACAGAGGCATTGGTCCTGATTGGTATAATTTTATGTATTCACCCGATATGACATTTGATATTAACAAAAGAATTATTATACCTTTTTACTGGAAAGGTGACGTGGTTGGTTATACAGGAAGACTATTTGAAAAAATTGACAAACTAAAATACTACACAGATGTACAACCAGGCTATGTGTTCAATATGGATGTACAAGATTGGTCAAGACAATTTGTAATTGTAACCGAAGGACCATTTGATGCTATTTCCATTTCTGGAGTCAGTATACTCGGATCAGAGGTAAATGATACACAAAGAGAACTTATTAATAACCTAAACAGAAAGGTAATTGTAGTTCCAGATAAAGATAAAGCAGGGTCTAAACTTATTGAACAAGCAATAGAATATAGATGGTCCGTTGCTTTTCCAGAATGGGGACAAGGAGTTGACGATGTCGCCGATGCTGTGTTAAAATATGGAAGATTGTTTACAATACAATCAATATTAAAATCAACAGAGTCGAATAGACTTAAAATAGATTTAAAGAGAAAGATGTATGGCAGAGTATAGTTTTGATGTTCAGAAGTTGTATTTAGAAATGTTTTTAGCAGATGCTGAAGCATTTGCAAGAGCATCTAACATTTTTAATCCAAACAGTTTTGATAGAAAACTACAACCAATTGCAAAATTTATAAAAGACTATGTCGAAGAATATAAAATTATGCCAGAGGTTGAACAAGTAAATGCAAAACACGATATTAAATTAAAAGGCACAAACGATATAGATGCCTCTCATTTCAATTGGTTACTAGATGAGTTTGAAACGTTTTCCAGACACAAGGCACTAGAAAGTGCAATACTTCAATCGGCTGACTTACTCGAAAGAGGTGATTATGCTCCAGTAGAGGACATGGTTAAAAGTGCAGTCAACATAGGATTGACTCGTGATATTGGTACAGACTACTTTGAAGATCCAAAAGGTAGATTAGAACTTTTAAAAAGTTCAAACGGACAAGTCAGCACAGGTTGGGCTAATCTTGATAAGAAACTGTTCGGTGGATTTAACCGAGGAGAACTAAACATTTTTGCAGGCGGATCAGGTGCTGGAAAAAGTTTGTTCTTACAGAATCTTGCAGTTAACTGGGCACTGGCTGGCTTGAACGTTGTGTACATATCTTTTGAATTATCAGAAACACTTGCGGCTATGAGAATAGACGCAATGACAACTAACATTCCAACAAAACAAGTAATGAAATCAATGGACGATGTTGAAATGAAAGTTAAGATGTTAAAGAAAAAAGCAGGTAATTTACAGTTAAAATACTTGCCAAGTGGTTGTAATATTTTAGATGTAAAAACTTATATTAAAGAATTAGAACTAAAAAATAAAAAGAAAATTGATGCAGTACTGATAGATTATCTTGACTTAATGATGCCAAAAAGCAAAAAGGTATCGCCTGCAGATTTGTTTATTAAAGACAAATATGTTTCAGAAGAGTTAAGAAATTTTGCAGTTGAATCACAATGTTTACTTGCAACGGCATCACAGTTGAACAGAGCAAGTGTTGAAGAAATAGAATTTGATCATTCGCATATAGCAGGAGGATTGTCTAAAATACAAACAGCAGATAACGTAATTGGTATATTCACAAGTAGAGCGATGAGGGAACGTGGCAGATACCAAATTCAGTTTATGAAAACTAGATCAAGTTCGGGTGTTGGACAAAAGGTTGATTTAGAATTTGATATCGATACATTAAGAATTAGAAGTTTAGAAGAAGATGAATCAAACAATTATGTTACTAAACAATCGGGTGCTGTATTTGATCAACTTAAACAAAAATCCAAAGTAACACCATCAACACCAAAAGATGCACAACCATCTGAACCTGATCCAACTAAAGGTGATAACATCACTGGTAAAGTTAAAGCAGATGTTCAAAGCAATAAATTAAGACAACTGCTTAACGAACTCCATTCAGACGAAGAGCAGTAATTCAACGAGTCATAGATGTAAATATCTATCATGGATAAACTTGAAAAACATTTTACACCTGATTACAACAACAAAGACATCTTCACCTGGCTACAAGAGGATACCACTGTTCCGTATGTGAGATTAGATTTGCAGATCCCATGGGAAGAGATACACCAAGAAGCATTGGCAATCAAAGATAAATTTGTTGTGCATAGAGAACACGAAGGCGGAGGTACTTGGAAAAGCCTTTGCATCCATGGAGTAGATGC